GTTAAAGGATTGCCAGATGGATTGGAACCAACTGCAAAGAAAACTTCATGATTCACCATATATGCTGGGTACATTAAATACCACTTGATACTAGATAAAACTCCTTGTTGTTCTTCAGTATAGCCCAATTCCCTAGCAAGAGGAACCAAGAAACGCTCGAAACAAGCTTTGATGGCAGTCATGCTAACTCTCTTGTCAAACTTAGAGTAATCACCACAAATAATGCGGTCTTCTCCAAATTTAGTGACATATTGCTCTAAATGTCTCCAATGAACGGAACCAGAATTAATACCTTTACAAGTAAAAATCCATAATTTCCCAGATTCATGAAGAGCAGAGATGATAGGAGTAACATACTGTCTCATCAAAATATGCAAGTGTGTAGAAACACCTGCAAACAACCTGACTTTTCCAGGTTTATTAACTTCATCCTTAAGATTTGCTTTAAAAGGCATCACAAGAAGAGTATTATCTCTAACCTTTAGAATGAAATAATTATGGGATTGTCGAAAGTTAATCGACAACCCTCCATGAATTATAGTCGTCTTGTTCAAAGAAACCAGTATCCTTCTTAATTTGATGGTACGGGAATCCTGATGAAGTAGACATTTTGACTGCATTTTCACTACCAATCTTGAGAATAGCCTCATCCAACGACAACGGCTTTCTCTTTAAAGTTAATGGAGTAACTTGATTAAGCAAAATATTGCCAGCATCAAGATAATCATGCTCATGGAATGAGTCCTTAGGACCTAAAATTTGCTCCACTCCAATGGACATAGGATCCTTGTCAGGATCTTTACTGTACATAGTAGGAATGACCAAATCTTTGATATCAGGACAAAAATCAGCAATCATATCATAGTCTGGTGACTTAGATAATTGCGATCTAAAAGAATTGTTATGCTTTTCAAAAGCAAATCCAGTCTTATACCCCCATCCTTTCCTATAGGAGAGTTTAGAATTCTTTTCAGCCAATTTGTAATTCACAGGCAAGTCTTTGTTCTTGCCGTGGTTGAATAAAGTGGGTGGTAAAAATAATGAGTATTGTGGATTATTGCTATGGTATTGGATCATATTAGAATAAACAGGACTAATGTATGAATAATTGTCCGTAACACCACTAACAATTCCTAAAATGCCGATTTGATTATTATCAGCATAGTAAAACACAACTGATCCACAGTCGCCAAGTTTGACGACATGATCAATAGTAAATGTAATAAGAGTAAGAGGACCATTAATATGGTCAAATTGAGTTTTA